TGTATAAAATCTCATGCGTTCTTCACTCTATCTCTTAGTCCACTCGTACTGAATGAATGATCTCTACTATTATACACTATCTCAACATTGTTGTCAACGCAATATTGTTTGCCAGTAAAGTCTTTATTGACATAATCGGATCCTATAATCCTTACATCAATAGGTAATGTCTTTAATATATCTAAGACATCATCTTCAGTATTGTAAACTACAACTTCATCTACAAATCGACATGCAGTGATTTGAAGTTGTCTTTCAAAGATAGATTGAATTGGCTTGTTTTTCTCAGGTCTATCAACTGAGGGATCATTTTGTAATCCGACAATAAGGTAATCACAGTTTTGTTTGGCTTCTGCTAACATTGCTACATGACCTGCATGTAACAAATCCATACAACCAAATGTTATTCCAATTTTACCTTTGTCGCTAACGTCACCGTTAAGCCACTTTAACATAATTTATTCTTGTAAAAATTGTTCTTGATCTGATTTAACTTTCTTCAATGCTGATAGTTGCTCTTCTGCACTATTCAGCTTTTTAACCAAGTCATCTAATGTACCAACCATATCTGGATGATCTGCTACACCTGTAGGGTTATTAAGAAGTACGTCTATATTAGCTTTTGCTACTTGTACCTCACCTGTATATTTTAAAATTAATGAATCTAATAATGCTTTAGACATTTTCTAATCTCTCCATAAGTCTTTCAGCTCTGTTAGTTACTTGTCGATACCATTTGGAATCTCTACCTTCTACAGCAGCAGTCTTCCAATCATTATCTACTAAAGCTGCATTGTGTTTTTTGAAACCACTTAATCTTGTAAGACCCATATTGAACATCATGTTTGCTACTATTTGTTTTACTTCTTGAGGATAATCTTCCCATCCTTCATGTAGTTTTTTGCAATCTGATATAACAGATTCAACATCTTTTTCAAAACATTCATCAACTCTATCTTCTGAAACTGGTGTACCGACTGCTGCTCCATGTTCTGGATCTGATTCTAATACTAAATGTCCTATACCAAATGTAGGGTATCCAAGATGATCATTGTATATTTCATACACAACTCCTTCATCTATCTTAAGTGTTTCTTTCAATTGATCTATGTCAATATCTTTATCTTTTCTAAAAAACATAATGTCTCCTGTGTTCGTTTAGTATATTTATATTACAAAAAACGGGCCACTATTGTGGCCCATTCTAAACGACTAATGATTAAATGTCAACTACTTGACTTTAATTTCAATAGGTTTTTCCTCCTCAGGAATTTCCCTAATCAATTTGATTGCCAAGATCCCATCAGCATATGTAGCGTCTTTCACTTTAACGTGTTCTGCTAAAGCAAATACTCTTTCAAATGATCTTGCAGCAATACCTTGATGTACGAATTCTTTTTCAACTTCACTGTCTTTTTCAGCTTTGACTCTTAGTGAACTATCTTTTAAATCAATAGTAAAGTCTTTCTTGCCGAATCCAGCAGCTGCTATTTCAATAACAAATGAATCCTCATCAAGTTTTACAATATTATAAGGCGGGTAATTGCCTTGAGGTTGGTTATGGATTTTGTCGAGTCTTTTGAACATTTCATCAAACCCAACTCCGAATGGTCTTAGTCGACCGAATGGTTCTTCGTAGATTGTCATAATTCCTCCTTTTCTAAGCGAAGATTAATTTTGAGCCTCTTATGAGCACTCAATAGTATTTATATTATATAATGTCTTTTGATTAAAAGTCAACGGGCTTTTTTTCCCAAACAGTACAAGCTAAAGATTCTCTTATCCCATGATGTATTCTAGTTGCTCTATGTATTCTATGTGGTTCAAAGAATATTGCTCTGTTTGTTACAGCTTTTAATCTTTCTACTTGAGTTGATTCATTTAGTCCACAAATGTATTGAAAATACTCATCATATGATAGTTTTGTTTTATTATCACATATTTCAAAAAAGCCACCTGTGCAATCAACATATGGATAATATACACAACCAATGATTCCTGATTTCCATTTATCTGCTATTGTTGTATTAGGTTCATATATATCAGGATGCCAAATTGTATTAGGGTGTTTGCTTTTACCATTTTTAACTTGCTCTTTGTTTACCCAATATTCTATACATCCTTCAGGATATAAAGATAGATCAATAATATCTTTCCATATGTGATGTAATGTTGTCTCTAATGGTGTTGTTGGATTGTCAAAGTCTTTTAGTTCAAAGAATTTATATTCACGTCTAGGAAGATCGTGATATTCTTTATCGTGAACTAATTTTTGTCTTACCTCTTCAGGTACGTGATCATCATATAATTTAAACATAATCTATAAGTCGGGACCGAGATGACGCTCGCAGGCCGGCCAAGGTGGTCATCCCCAGCCCCTATTGTTTCTTTTTGCCAATATTATATTTGGCAACTAGTTCCCATTCACCTTTCTGATTAAAAGGTATAACTTTAATTGTACTTAATGAACCAGCATTAGCAACCTTCTCATGGTTTACTATATCAACTAATTCCCATTCTTCTAATAAGTTAGCTATTGTATTTCTTCTTGACTGGTCTTCTTCTGAAAAATCTGATGGCTTTCCATCTAATGCAAATAGTTCTTTGAAATGAACTATGTAATACTTTCCTTGTTTATGTAATATATGACAGGATTGAAAGAGTGTATTAGTTTTTTTTGAAGCTACTCCTATTCTGGTTAGAGTTTCTTTAACTTTTAGAAAGTCGTCTGGTTGCTTTAATGTGACCTCAACCATAGTATCAATACTAATCATTTTTTATTCCTTGTTCCATTTTATTTCTAATAGTAGATAGTTGCTCGTGGGATAATATTCTGATGGCTTCCTTAGCTTTTGATAGTGAGATTTGATAGTATTCACTGATCATTACTAAGTCATCATTTTTATCTGCTTTCGCCCACTTCGCAAATCTCTTCTTTTTACGTATACTATTTAGAAAAAACTCGTATTGCAGCTTGTTATCAAGGAAATGTAGCTTATTCATTTCATTAGCATACAATAAAGTATCAGTAAAATAGGACAAGGATTTGTTAGTTAAGTATGGTGCATAACCTTTCTCTGCAAGTTCATCATTTTCTGAACCTCGCATAAGATTCTTCTTTGTAAAGTTGATACTGTTTATGTAATCAAACGGTTTCACGGATAGATTTCTTTGTTATAGTCTAAGACTTCACTATACAAATTATGTTCTTTAAACAATTGTTCATAGTGTTTAGTATCTTTTGGTAAACATTTACCACCAAAACCTCTACCACCATCATGACCTGGAACATCCATATGTGTTTGACCTAATGTTCCATCTTGTTTGAAAAACTCTTTTATGAGTTCATAACTACACTTATGTTCTTTACATAAATCATACAGCATATTGAATTGAGCAACCTTAGCAGCTAACATAGCATTCCTTGATATCTTCATTAGTGCAGCTTCTCTTACTGAACATTCTATAATAGTTCTATTGAAGTTTATATTTTTATGAGGAAGTATAGAGTTGACAAATGTATTAGTCATATCTTCATTACCACCAATAACTATCGGTATACTATCATCATCTACATCTGCTTGCCAATGCTTCTCTCTTAGAAACTCTGGCCAATGCATCAAAGGTACATCATGATTAACTGACATAGCTAATGTTATTAATGAATCTGGACCAACTGTACTTCTTATAACTGGTATACCTTTTGCTCTTCTTAAAGCATTCATTAGTATTGTTAAGTTGAGATGATTGTTTACTCCATCATTATCTGTTGGTACACATACAAAAGTATAATTGATTGACTCCCAAGTATTATCATCTATGTACATACTATATCCTGGATCTTCTACATGGATCTCAGTTACGGTGTCCTTACAGTATTCTTCTAAGAAATATTTGGTAGCAGTTCCTACGAAACCTTTACCCAATATGGCTACTTTCATTCATCTTCTCCTGCATACTTTGGTGCATCTACTAATGCAGCTTGCGCTGCTTCAAGCACTTTCTGTATCTTTTGTTTGCATGCAAATCCATTGAACCCATCTATGTTCGGATCATGCATTACTCCTTTCCATTGTTCTAATTGATTCTTTATGGTTTCCACACCAGCTTTTTCTACATAAGGCATTATTTAAACTCCACTTCTGCCATCACTTGAGTTAAGAAGGCAACTAAGTTTACTTCTTGATCAGCTACAAAGGCAGATTTGTACTGATAGTCTCCAATTAATAATACAAGTTGAGGAATAGATTTAGGATCCACTTTCTCACTTGCTACATCATATAATGATCTCATAATACTTGTTGGATCGCTGTCAATATTTTGAGCAACCCACTTACGCATATCACTAAACTTCTTCTCTTTTAACAGGGTTATAAGCGAATTAAACGCGTTCTGAGAGGAGTTTGATAGTATACCGGTATCAATGATCCCATTTACAGAATATCTTTGTAATTCGTTAAGTACACGCCTCCAATCAGGGAAGTGTGTTTGTATCACCTGTGCAAGTACTTTTTCATCATACTTTACTTGTTGTTCTGATAATATTTCTTTTGTTCGTGTGAAGAAGTCTCCAGCTAACTTAGGAGCCATCTTCTTAGGAAAGTTAAACTCAATTATACTACATCTTGATTGTAGTGGATCAATTATTCTATTCTTGAAATTACATGTAAGAATGAATCCACAGTTCTTAGAATACTCTTCCATAAAGTTTCTAAGTGCTGGTTGAGTTGATTGTGGATTTAGATAGTCTGCTTCATCTAAGATAACATACTTACGACCTTCACTAAATGATACAGTCGTTGCAAAGTTCATTATCTCTGTTCTTAGTGTATCAATATTACCATGTAAAGAACCATTGACTACAATATAGTCAGCTTGTAGTTCTTCCAACATAGCTTTAGCAACTGTTGTCTTACCTACACCAGCAGATCCTGATAACAATAAGTTAGGTATGTTTTTATTATCTACGAACTTCTGAAATGTTGATTTCAGTTCATCTGGTAAGACACAATCCTCGATCGTCTTTGGTCGATATTGCTCGACCCATAAAAAGTTTTCCATAATATATTACTCAAAATTTGAGCTTTGAGTTTCAGTTGCAATCCAATAAGTTAGACTTGAACCTGTTTGTATTTCTACTTTCTCATCCTTCCAAGTCTTATTGTTGAGAGAAGAGAACTTAGCAATACCTTTACTTGAAAGCTCAACTTTATAATCAAAATTCATCATCTTCATGTTCTCTAATTTGAACACAGCCCTGAATACTTTACCACTACTATTGTTATCAATTGTAGTAGTATACTTGTCAGCTGTAGGATTCTTACTACTAATAGCTTCTAAGTTGATAGTACTTCCTTCTGATGATATGGCTATCTCAGGTAAGGACATGACATTAGCTGCTCTTAAAGCATTACTAATGTCAGCCCATTTGATATCTACTTCGACATCAAAGTTTGGTATTTGTATTTCTTTAGCAGGTGGAGTTACAATCATTTGTGGATCAGCAAATGTATAGTTGACTGATCTCTTTGCATCTCTTATCGTTACATACTTTTCATTAAAGTCTAGTTGTGGTTGATCAAATAAACTTAAGACTCCTAAGAATCTATTCAGTTCATAGAAACATCCATGAGCGGGTAGCGTATCTTCTATCTCAGCTTTAGCCATTATAGACTTTTGCGGTGAGATAGTTTGTAAGATATTGCCAGGTTTAAACTCTATTCCAGTATTGATTACTGCAAACGACTTTAGTATATTGATTGTACTTTCACTTAATTTCATAATTACATATTCTTATTTTTGCCAACTTTACTTGGATCAGCTGTTGCAGGAGCTCCAATAGAACCCAAGTCTTTCAGTGATCCACCAAATACAAATGAACCCATATGTGTAAGTTCCATCCAAGGACACAACCACACTTTCAGTCCAATATGTCTAGCCCATTGACAGAACATATAGTCCTCTGACAAATATCTGTTAGAGTATTCTCTGTCTAGGCCATTTCTTTTATCTGCAACAAATTCTAATACTTCTTTCTTTGTTGGTTTACCTTTCTTACTCTTATAGAATAAGTCTAGTTCTTTTTCAATAAACAATTGTTTGTCATCTATGACAGCATCAAAGAAAGCCATAATCTCTCTTGAACCATCAAAGTGTTCTGTTCTTACATGATCAGGCTTATACATCATTTGAGGATATGCTTTTGCAAATGTCTCTAATGTCTTTCTCTTGAACATCATAAAACCAGTACCACCTTCTAATACTTCTGCTGGTTCTGATATCTTAATCTCATTACCACCAGCAACTGGATTGAATACATAGTCTCCTACAAACTTAGATAGTACTTCTGGATTCTCGTCTGCAACACCTTGGTTGACAGCATGAGTAATCTTTTCCCATGAAATACATTTCTTAGGATATGGACCACATAAGATATCATATTCATTCTTATCGTCTTCGTGATCTTGCATTGCTAACATAGTAATAATATCATTAGGGTTAAATGATATGTCACTATCAATAAAGATCATATGTGTACTGTCTGATCGTAAAAACTCATCACAACAATAGTTTCTTGCTCTTGTAATAAGAGACTCGTTAAACAGATAGTAGAATTTCAATGGTATCTTGTAATGCATACAAAGTGCTGCTAAGTCATTACAACTCTTAGTAAACATACCAGCACATTGTCCACCATACATAGGTGTACATACCATTAGACTTCTCTTCTGCAATTGTTCAATAGGGATATTAATTTCCATATTTTTTATCGTGCTCCTTTCCGATTCCATAATCACCATCATACATTGATAGTGTTTCAGCTTCAAACAATAAGAACTGACCTACACGAGATCCTTTCTCTATCTTGGCTGGTCCATGTTCTACATGAAGACAACCTGCCATAACACCATGGTAGCCTGAATCGTAAAGACCACTCGTAATGAATAAACCGTTTCTGTTTAGGGTTGATCTAGTGATCACCCATCCTGCATAACCCTCTGGAATATTAACAATATTCTCCATAAGGATTTCGTAAGTACCAGGTTCTAGTTCAAAGTATCCATCAACTGGCATTACTTCTTCTGAACCTCTATGCTTCTTACTATCTTCTGAAATAGAAAAGACTTCATTCTTAAGACTGAATATCTTATCTACTCTAAGGTCGACAGCATTAGGTTGACTGTCTCCTTCTTGTACATTAGTCAAAAGGTTTTCACCTCTTGCTAAGATATGTTTCATACTCATAATTTTAAATCCTCAGGACTGAAGTGTAAATCTCCTTCAGCATCTTTCTGTGTGAAGTGCCATAACAATATAGTATAGTGAATAATCTTCATAAGGTCTTTCTTATTGTATCCATCTTTCTTACCATATCTCATAGCATACTTGATAATA